TTAATGAATTGAGCAAAACAAGGAGAGATTCGGTTAGATTGCCGAACCAATCAAAAGAATAAAGTGCAACTAGAGATCCTCCCAAAGCAACGTGAGTTCCTAACATCAACGGCTGATATAGTCGTGTATCGTGGCGCAATTCGCTCTGGTAAGACCTATGTGGGTGCAATCAAGACTGTCATTGAGTGCATGAGAGGTAAGCGTGTTTTATCCATATCGCCCACCTATCAAATGGCGGTGGACAATGTAGAAGCTACATTGGTTGAAGTTTGCGAAATGATGGGCGTACCTATTGATGTAAAGATGTCAAAAAAACGAATCTACATTGGCTCTGGATATGTCATTTTTAGAACAGCAGAAGCCGTTGAGGCGATTCGAGGATTCGAAGCGGATCATATGTGGATAGATGAGGGGTCCTTTATGAAGAGCAATGAAGCCTACAGACGTGGAATTGGTAGATTAAGTGGGGATCCAAATAGACAAGTGTGGATCACATCTTCCCCAAGTGGAAAAGATTGGGTTTATAAGTTAAGCAGGCAAGACAATTGCCAACTCTTCACACAAGCCCTTTATGATAATTATTTTCTAGATGAGGGTTTTTTCCAAATTCTATTAAAAGAGTATGGCGGTGAGGATTCAAAATATGCTCGTCAAGAAATATACGGTGAAATTGTCACATTCGAATCAGGCTTCTTTCCGGCAAGTCGAATAATTAAATCAAAATCATTAAAACCATCAAGCCTATGTGGCGCTTTTGATCTCGGATTCGGGGAAAAGAAAAGCAGTGATTATAGTGCTTATGCATTATGTGGATTTGACTATGATGACAACTTTAATATAATCCATGTAGAGAGATGGAAGCAAGAGCCAGGACCCACAAAAGAAAAGATAATTGACATAATAAGTCATATACCCGATGTTCCGCATTTGATTGAATCTAATGGTCCTCAAAGTGTCATTTACAAAGACATAGTAGCGGACCCAAGGATGAGAGATTATTTAATATTGCCATCCAACTCAACCATGTCAAAACCAGCCAGAGGAATCGGGTTAGCCAACAAAATGAATATTGGCAAGGTCATCATGCATGATAAATCATTTTTTGATATGGTATCTGATGAGCTAGGTGAATTCACAATGAATGATACCCATGAAAATGACGACATGGTGGACACAATCGTTATGGATTACAATTACCTAAAATGGGGTGACGCCTCGATGAGTAGAGTTCGAGTCTAAACCGTTATAATGTAAAAGTATAATCGCTTTAGGGGGCCAAGTGGCTAGTTATAAACAAGTTGATCAAGAGTTAATGCAATTAATCAGTGATTCGTATTACGGTACGGGTGGTTTTGAGGATGGGTCATACTTGGTTAAAGCTGAAAAAGAGCTACCAGCGGATTACGCAATCAGGAAAGAGAATACAAATTACCCTAATTATATGCAGCAGGTTGTTGATGCCAATATTAAAGGTGTATTCAACAATGTAAACCGAGATGCTGGTGGAAATGCTCTTTTAGAGTTATTCTTGAAAGATTGCGATGGGAACTCCTCTAGCTTTGAAACGACTCAGGCGGCTATGGGGCTTGAGACTGAATTGTACGGGTGCTCAATCCTTATATTGGATGCTGATAAGGAAATCCCCGTTTCATTGAAGGGTGTTAAAGAAGGGAAAAAATATCCTAAGTATTTTAAGCTTAATAAGAAAGAAATTATTGAATATGAACTTAATGGGGAAAATAACCTAACCTATTTTAGATTCAAATCTGGTGAGACCGCAGGCGGAACGAAAGAATATACAGTCTATGATAATGGCGTATATTATGTTGGCGCCATGGGTAAAGGCTCTGTATCAAAAACAAGCTCATTCGTTGCTGAAACTATGATTGAAGCGCAACATAAACCATTCATCCATACGTTTGAAACATATCCAGACCCGTGGACATTGCCAATTTCAAGGTATGGAACAGTTGCTAGAATATCGAAAGTCCTCTATAACTATGAGGGCATGATAAATCGTCAAGCAAGTGATGCAACATTTTCAATCTTGTGGAATCCTAATGCGGCACTCGAAAACAATGCAACTTTCACAATGCATACCATATGGAATTCAAAAACAGGCGATGGAACTGGTCAAGTTAAGCCTGAATTCTTATCTCCTGAAAACTCTATTAAAGAATTGAGTGAGAGAGCGAATGAATTAAAGTTGCAGATATATGAAACCACTAACATGAATGTTTTAAGCACCTCTGCTGATGCTTCTGGTGATTCACGTACATACAGTGATATAATTAGAATTGAGGGTTTACAGGCGAAATCTCGCACAATGCTAGCCACTGAGATGTATATAATTAATTTGTTTTTAGAAATGAGCAAAACAAGTGCTGATTATAAGGTTTTGTATCCAAATGATTTTGCCAGTGGGTCCACATCTGAGCAATTGGGTAATATCACGGTAACAATGGAATTAGGTGTTAGCGAGTACTCGTCTCAATTACTCAGGATAAGGGCAATGGCATTGGCGCTTCCTGCACTTGATCAAAAAACAAAAGAGAAGATCGAAACAGAAGAGTACGCAAATGTGATTGAATTTGATATCCCACCAAACAAAACAGGTGATGATGAATAATGGCAGTTGAATTCGTAATTGATATTGAGGCGCAATTATTGGGGATCCTTGGTGATTTACCAACACGACAAGGTGCATATAGCTCACAAATGCTTTATGACCTTGTTGATGTATCCATGAGTGGTGCAGTCAAAAAGCAAAGCAATAGGCAGACTCAGATTCAATTGACCAGGGTATTTAATAAGCACGTTGGTGATTACACGGGTACAATGCAATCTAACCTTGCAGATGACTCTAGCCTTGAGTGGAAAGAGATGGCAAAAGCAAAGGCTTATGTGGGCGAAAAGGCTCCTACATTTGGCGCTCAAGTTGGTGTCACCTGGGATGTTGGCAAAGGAACCATGAGGCATAGCGTTGTGAAAAACACTAAGCGATATACTGACGCAATATCTCACCTAACAAAAGGAAAGCGTGGCTACTTGAAGCAAATGGGTATCACTGGACGCAATGACAAAGAATTACTTCAGAACATAATGAAAGATTTTGCCCAAAAACTCACTGGCTCATTAAGTGGAAATATGGATAACCGAGAGGCATCTATTCGAATATCATCAAAAACGAGAACAAAATATTTAAAAGCAAAAGAAGAATTGAAAGATGCCGTGATGTATAAGCTAGGAGAGGTGGAAAAACATTGCACGGTGTGCTTGGCTTTTGCAGATGTGATATTTAGCAACATCAGGCTTGGGCCACCAACTCCACAACATACAAAATGTGCATGTGAATATATAGCAGTTGCTGTACTCAAGCAATAAACCGTTATAAAGATAAATTAACGAAAACTTAGGAGAAAAGTTATGGATTACGCAGAAGCGATTGAAGCCGTAAAGGCGTTGGAAATTGAAGGTAAAGATGATATTGTTGCTGGAATACAAGAAGGTATAGCATCAAGAAACAAAGAGGCTGAAACATCACGAGAAGCTCTAAAGGTGGCTGAGGGTAAATTAGGTGAAATGGATTCACTAAAGGCTACCATGGGTGCATTAACTGATACTATTTCAAAGGTTTCTGGAAAGCAAGTTGACCCTAGCTCTAATGTAGATATGTTGGCGTTGTCAAATCAGTTGACTACAATGAAAACAGATATGGAAACTTTTAAAGCAGAGCGTGACACGGCAAAGGCAGAGCGTGACACGGAAAAGGCGGCTAAGGATAGATCCAATCTGTCTAACTCAATTATGAAAGAGCTTAGCAATGCTATGCCAGAGTCAAAAGATGATACAGTTGAGTTATTATTGAATCGATTTAAGCAAGATTCTAATGGAGAGTTTTTCGATAAGGCGGGGAAAAGTGTTAGTGATTCGGTAAGGATTTACCTAGAGGCTAATGAACACCTTGTCCAGTCAAATATAACGCCAGGCGCTGGATTGCGCAAGGCACCAGGTGGAAATGATACGGATGCATCAAGTCCAGCGAATAGAATAAAAAATGCTCTAGGGAAAATGTAGAGCTATGTTAATTAAAAACAAAAGGAAAAATTATGTCTAGATTATTTCAAGGCGTCCAAAGTTATGATGATGCCGCACGATTAGTTACCGAGTTGGCAGTTGATCGAGTCAACCAAAGGATCGATCTGTTTAACGAAAAAAGTGGTTACGCTTTTATGTTGACAGGTATGACATCTGAGGGTGATACAACTTTACGTAAGTTTGTAAAAAGTATTCGCACTCTTGCTCATTATCGAAGAGATCCTAATTCAACTTCTGCTCGTGCTTCTGTTTCGTACGCCGAAGGCGAACATGTGTCAGTTAAAGTTGGTGGTGGATTTGGCCCTCTTGATGTGCCAGCATCGGCATTGATGTGGGTGACTTCCAAAACTGATCCATCCGCTGAAGTGCAAGAAGCACTTGTTAATCTTGCTGATCAGTATGCAGATGCGTACTTACAGGATCAATTAAATACGGCCATCGCTTCTCTTGCTGCCGCAATGGAAGGTAATTCTGCTATCTTAAATGATCAGTCAGCAGTTGCAACCAAGTTAGATCAATTGAAGATTAATAAAACAATTGGAAAATTTGGTGATCGAAAAGGTAATATTAAGCTCCTTGTTATGCACTCAAGTGCTGATACTGAGCTTGTTAGTGATGCAATTTCTAACGCTAATGCGCTCGATACTGTTGGTGGTGTGACTATCAATACAGGTAAAGTGGCGAGTCAAGGTAGAATGATTATCTACACTGATAGCCCTGCTCTATCTTACCATGATGGCACTCGTGATGTATTTAAGGTTCTTTGTCTTGTTCCTGGTGCTGCTGAAGTATCTGTTATCAAGCAAATCTCAAGCTTTAATCGATCATCTGATAAAGACAACATTGTTGACACTTATCAGGCAAACTATGATTTCAAAGTAGGCCTCAAAGGGTATTCTTGGGACATTAGTGCTGGTGGAGTGGCTCCAAGTGATGCAGCTCTTGCTACGGCGGTTAACTGGCCTATGGTTACTACATCTTATAAAGATACAGCCGGAACGTGCTTGATCTGTCAAGATATATAACAGTACTCAAAAATGAAAAACTTTGTGGGTGAAATGCCCATATTTTTTTAAACAAAACAATTTAATGGAGAATAAGAATGTCAAAAATTTTAGAAAGTATAGAAGGAATGGAAAGTTTAACTCCAGTCCAAGGTAAAGTCACTAAAAGCAGCTTTTTAATCGTACCTGCAAGGGTTGGTAAGATGGCTGAATTTTCGCCATATACCTGCATCTCAGAGAATGCGGTGTTGCCATATAATCTAGCTGGTGATTGTGAAAGAATTAGTTTAGCACGCCTCAAAGGTGAATCTAAAGCTATTGCTAGAGTGTTTGGTGCAACTGAAAAAATCTTAGAGCGGTTCCCTGTTGTTGTCGATGAAGAATCAGGTGCTGAATTCGAAGTTAAGCCAGCTCCATGGGTCATCAAGGCTAGAGAGCAAAAGCAAGAAGCGCTCCAAATGGTGGAGGCCGAAGAGCTCAAAAAAGCAGAAGCCAAAAAAGTAGCTGCTAAGAAAAAGGCAGAAAAGAAAGTGGCTGATGAAAAAGCAAAAGCAGATCTAGAAAAGAACGGCGCTAACGATGGCAAAAAAGACAGCGACTAGCGCAAGTCAACTTGAAGGCTATATGATAGATATGTTTGGTGGCCAATTAGGTGACCAGCTTCTATCAGCAGCCCAAAAGGTTTTATTCAATGCGGCAGGTCGTATTAATACGAAGATCAAGGCTAATCCACCATGGAAAAATAAATCAGGTGCATTGAGCAAGTCACTAAGAAGACAGCGCCAAGGCAAAGTTAATGTTCGGATGTATAGCAAAGCTCCTCAAGCCAAATGGCTATATGAAGGGACAAAGGCTCATTTCGTGGCACCTACTAGTGGTGGTTTATTAAGTTGGTCTTCAAATGGAACACGCTTTTTCTCTAGAGGTCATATGGTCTCAGGTGTTTGGGGTGGTGGTTCTGGGACGATAAGAGATACCCCAGCAAATGCACCTCAGAAAGAGTGGTGGAAAAAGGGCTGGATTAGAGAGCAAGATAAAACGATTAAGAAAATAACCAAGGCACTAGTTGCTGAAGTGGGTTTATAATGGCTATTTTAGTAGTGGAAGATTTCAATACATTGAAGGAAGTGAAGATTAAAATAATCTCTATTCCTGAATTTATAGCTGATCCAATTGTGTCGGTTTATTGGCATGATCTAGCTAAAAAAGTAAATGTTGCAGTTGATGATTTGCCAGTTGAGCCAAATACCAAGGTAAAGGACTATCTAGTCTACAAGGTCGCTACAGAGGTTGCAATAAAAT